TGATTAGCCGCCGCGATAGAGGCTTCTTCCATCGAAGACCCTGACATTCCCATACGCGCAAAATTACTGCGGATACTCGCAATCTGCGCATCACGCGAAGCCATCAAGCTTTGACCAACAGCGCCCGGAAGAGGTGCGCCAGAAGTCAGCGGAGCCATCAAACCCGGCGCAGCACCGCGGAGCGCCGCAACATCACTTTTCATACCCGCGACGCCTGGAAGCGGCTGATTACTTTTCAGCGCTGCCATTCCCACGGCCGCAGCCGGAAGTGCGTACTTGCCATACTGGGAGAGAAAGCTTCCCGCGCCGCCGCCCGGAGGTGAAGTTAAACCTTTAAGGACTTCCGAGGGAATGTGTGTAGCAACATTCGCTACTCCCGGCATAGCTGTGCTACTAGCGAAAGAGTCAAGACTCGTCGGCTGGCCGATCGGAGACGGAGTATTCAAACTCGAAAGGCCAGCAAGGGCAGGAGAAGGCCCTGCAACGCCACCATCTGGAGTTGCACCACCCAACAGCGCGCTATAGTCAAAGCTGGGCAACGCACCTGCCGTCGCAACGTCGCCCGCACCCGGAAGGGAGCTGATTGCACTAGCCGCATCCGATGGCAGACTTGTCGGCGTGCTTCCGCTGAACAAGTCAGAGATACCGCTGCCGAGCGACGACAGCCAGCTAGACGGATCTAAGGAGTCAAAAAGGCCCATCACTTACCTCATAATTTTCACGAACTCTACATGCTTCCGATCGGTACCCAGCCGCTTCGCAAACGGCCCGATATCCATATCGGTCATAGAGTCGAAATGCAGTTCAACTGCCCGGATGCTTTCCGCCCAGTTCTTAAAATCAACATAAACCGCCATCGGGTCTGCGGCCGAAGTTTCCAGCTTCGCAACCCACATAATCTTGACGACAGCTTCCGGCTCGAAAAAAGTCCGTTGCACGACAGCGAGACCCCAAGCCTTATCTGTCCGCATAACCCGCGCATCGTTGCGGTTCAGGTGCATACGGACAAAAGACATCGCAGCGTCAAGGGTTAGCCTTGGAAAACGCGTCTGGAAAAGCGGTAGGCTCTTAACACAGAGATCACCAATATCCGACTCTCCGACCCTGCGTACAAAAGGCAGGTCAGACTCAGGAAGCTGCATCTGAAAATACTGGCTCATCCTCGGAACTTTGTATTCCGGAATCTCCGGAAGCGCCGCAATCGGCAGCTTCTCCGGACGCCCAATCATCGGCTTTTCGGCCAGTTTAGCTTGCAGAGCCATAACCCTATCCTTGTATATTGAGGGCTGCAGCTTGCTGCCGATGCTCCTCAAAGTGAAGCTGAACCCAGTTGTCAACCGCGACTTTATTTTTCAGGTCAAGTTGGCTAAAATCGTTGCCACTGATGCCTAGCGTCGCGTTTAGATCATTGTGCATTTGTTGGTGGTTTTGAAGCCAGCTCTCCCAGTCGCCCGGAAAGATAGGATCGACTGGATAGATCTGTAGAGTCTTACTTTTTTGTGCTTGCACCGCGTCAGCACTTCTGCGGTGCAAATCCATATTTGCGAGCGTCCACCGTGCCGATTGCGGACCTTCAGTTGCGAAGTTGATTAAGTCGGCAAGCATGGCGGACGCTTCGGCGGATCAGTCCGCTTATCAATTGGACGAGGTTTCTTCACGATCATATCTCCAACGCATACTGCTGAGTTATCAGAAAGAATGACTGGAAAATAATACTAGGCTCATTAGTGGTAATAGTCAAGCCCATAAGATACCCGCTCTGATTAACGTCCATCTTAAACCATTTCTGTCCGGAAGCCGTGGTCCGGGGGTCAGTTAATTGCTGCGTGTTATAAATCCGGCTGTTTTGGTCCGCGTCTATATTGATTGTGATATTCGGAGCGCCGCCTTTATTCTGCTGCATCATGCCGAATATCCGCAACGCTCGCTTTGTTACGAACATTGCAGGTGTATCCCAGAATTTGCTCTGCACAGTCTTAGTAAGGGTTGCAGAGTAATTCGTAAGGATTGGAAAGATGTGAGTTCCGTCAGAAGCGTAAGCTGTCAGGTTCCCATTGATCTCATTCGAAGCAAGAGTGTTCAACGCATACTCTTGCGAGCCGGTAAACCACTTCTTGCCGTCCCAGATCATTAGCTGCTGCACGACGGTCTGAGAGATAAAGTTGTAGATCGGCGCAGCGCACATATAGCAAAGCTTGCCGTAGATGTACGCTTGCGCGGAGTAGAACTCTGTAGGTGTCGCCCAGGTTTGCTGCGTCTGGACGTTCAGCAAAATACCATCAAGTTCGTCGGAGACTTTAGCTGCGGTGCTGCCGTATAGGGAGTAAAAACCGACATTCGTAAGGAAGACGATCTGTTTAGAAAAGGTCTGAATGGACTCGCGATAGATCGTTCCGATCTGCGGATCGACGTTGATGTTTGAGAAAGTAGTGGTCGCAACGGTCCCGACAGTGGTAGTGTTTACGCCGGAGATGTATTGGATTGAGCTATCACCAAAGACGTAAAGAAAACCGTTTGCCTGAATAAGCTGCGTGTATTGCTGCTTCAAAAAGCTATTAGTCGAAGGTGCTGCACCCGCACCCAGCACCGAAGAAAATCCAACCGGCGAGCCAGGTTGGCTAAAAATCAGCACATTGTAATTCGCAATCCAGACAACATTCTGAAAAGTTTCAATCGCCGTCCCCTGCACACCAAAAGGCATGAGGGTAATCATCGCCTGCGCGACGGGGTTGTTCGCATCAGTAATTACAACAAGCGGGGCCGAAGTGTAGCCAGTGCCGCCGGCGGTAATAGTCAGGCCGGTCACTACGCCAGAGGCCACCGTCACCGTACCTGTTGCACCGCTTCCGCCGCCGCCTTGAAAAGAGACTTGGGCTGAAGAAGTGTAGCCAGTCCCGCCGTTCACTATAGTGACGCCGGAGGTCTGAACGACGCCGTTTGTAACCGTCACGGTAGCGCGAGCGGTAGTGGTGCTGCCACCGCCGGTGAAGGTTAGCAGGATCGGTGACGGGTCTTTGACGGTGTAGCCGGAGCCGGCGTTTGTTACCGTAATGCCTGTAACTTGGTTGTTCGTAATCGTCGCGGTGAAGGTTGCGCCGGAGCCGGAGCCTCCAAAAGTCCCGATCGTTGGAGCGGAGGTATAACCGCTTCCTACGTTATTGATGGAGATGATTGGCGACACACCGCCGCTGGTATAAACCAACGTCCCGTCAAACAGCCAATACCCACTTTTCCCGCTACCATACTTGTCATTGCAGGTAATCAGAAAGTACTGACTGCCCCATTGCGACACCGCCGGGCGCACTCCAGGGCCAGAGCCAACCGGAAAAGTGCTGGCCGCGATACTCGTAATGAGCGTTGCTGATCCAGAGATGTAACTGTAAAAGTACGCCGATCCGTCACCGAAGAACACCACGAGGTACGAGGTTACGGCGATGTTAAACCACTTAAACTGTATGACCCCACCACTACCGACAGACGGGAGAGAGATAAAACTTCCAGCCCCCGGCAGAGACAGCAGGTTATTCTTCCCCAGCGGCATCCAGTTATCGCACCAGTACATCTGGCTGTCGCCAATAGCCGGACGCGAAGGCTGGGTGTTCAGTCCGTCAAAGCCAGCGAATGAAATCGGGGAGAAGTTTCCCGGAACTCCAGGCGCTTGCTGCGGTGCGGCGGGAGAGGTAAAACCCGACATTACGCACGTCCGTACCAGTTAGTGGTTACGCCAGGATTAGTCATAGTCCGCGCACGGCGCATGAACTTTTCAAACTCTGCATACATGCGGTCAGCCGCGTCGTAGTTCTGCGCGGATTGAAAAGCTTTATACGCAGCGTAGTACTGCACCGAAACAGTCCAAGGCGCAGGAATTGCTTCTACAGTCGTATCGTCAACCAGTGGCGTTACGTCGCAGACGCAATCCATCTCAACAACGTAAGCTTCATTCGGGACAGGATAGAAGTAGATGCTGCCGGTCTCACCTTGCCCAAACTGCGCGCAGAAACGCGGCACGTCAGTGAAGGTGTCTACGTAAGTGCGGACTTTCGCCTGGTATTTGGCGAAGCCATACCGCGTAGCTGTAAAACGGAAAGTGTTCCAGAGAATTGAAACACCGCGCACAGCGATGATGCCGGATATTCCGGGCTGGTTCGAGAAATCAATCGAGGAGAACTGATAGACCTCCTGATTGGTAATGGTGAAGATGCCGGTCGAAAGCTGCGCAAGACCAGTCGGCGCAACCGCACCAACGCCGGAGAAACCAGCGCCGCCAAAACCGAGAGTCGGCGCTGCGGTGTAGCCGGTTCCGCCAGAGGTCAAGACGATGTTCGTCACCGCACCTGAAGAAGTGACATCATAGGTTCCGATAGCGGAAGTGGTGCAGGTTCCAGTAAAGGTAAGCGAGTAGCCGTAGCCCGGAGTCCCACCAGAACCATTCGTGTTTAACAGCAGGTTCACAACCGTACCGACAAACGGCATCGCACGTACGCACTGGCCGGCGGCGGCGATCTGCTGCCGACCCTCATTGATGTAGGAGACTAGATCGGTGCGGTTGTAGTTTGTCTCGCTCAGATCGTTGATGAGGATCTGAACCTGCTTGAGATAGTTATTAAGCGCCATTCTGGCCTCCAGGGAAAGGAGCCGGCGTTGAAGACGGTACGCCAGAAACTTGACTGCTCAACGGGAAATTCCTCGGGAGCGCCGAAGGCGTGCTGACATCGCGAGCGAATTGCATCCGTTGTGTGTAGAGCTGGTACATGCGGTCGGCGTCAGAATTTCTCTGCGCGTTCATGTACGCCAAGTAGCTGGCGTAGTATTGCACCGCTTCAGTCCAGGGGTAAGGGATTGCCTCAACAGTTGAATCGTCGATAAGGTCTATCGCTATGATAACTGCGTCGAGGGTGAGAGTTTGCACCGTAGTGGGGGTGGGCCAGAGATAGAATTGGCCCGCTTGACCTTGCGTTAGCTGTGCCCAGGTCGTCGGTGTTCCCGACGAAGGAGAGCAGATGCAGTAGTTGAAGAACCAGTCCCAGGGCCGACCGTCCAGTCTTGTTGGAGCAGTAGCGGAAGTAACAGCCGCTTTCCGGATGAGCAAGACGTAGCTTGCGCCGGTGATGCCTGCGACAGAGATGGAACTGAGGTTGTAGGTCTGCGTAGACGCTTGAGTAGAAAGCGTTACGATAGAGCGAATACAGGCCCCCTCGGCGCAAATCCGAGTACGGGCCTGATTTATATACGCTATTACATCCTGCGGGGCGTAAAGATCGCCCGTAGAGTCATGCAGAAGCCTCTGCACTTGCGTTATGTAGTTGGTCAACGCCATGTGCAGAGGCTCCTAACATTAGAGCGGAGTGATGAAGCTCACGTCCGCAACGCCGCCAAAAGTGGTGGTGAACGTCACAGGGGTAGTCGGAGTCGTAGTCGGCGGACCAATCAGCGTGCTGGTAGCAGACACGTTCTGATAAATGCCGCCGTCGATGATCGGGAAGGTCGCGTTGGCGATGGAACCACCGGAGCCGGTGACATAACCAAAGTTCGCTTCACGAATCTGGAAGATGCCCGGACCAATGCTCGGGTTCTTCACAGCACCGGCTGTCGAGGTGTTGTTGCCGCCAAGAGCGGTGCCTTTGTAGGCCACGTTCAAGTACGTGCTGCCGGCCGTGCCGGTGGTAGCCGCTGCGGTCGTGGTGAAGCAACCGATAACGGTAGCCGCTGCGTTGGAACCGCTGGCGCTGGTGAAGGTCAGCGTGATCAGCGAAGTCTGCGGAACGCCCGGATTGGTGCAAAGCACTGCGGTCACAGTGCCCGAGCCGGTCAAAGCGGCAGTCGCCTTTGCCGGCGTGATCGTCACCGTGGAACTGGTCAAGTTCGGATCGAGCGGATTGGTCGTCAGGAAGATGGTCGGAGCGGAAGTGTAACCCGCGCCCTGATCAACAACCGTGATGGACGAAACCGCACCCGAAGACAGAGTGGCATAGCCGGTAGCCGGAACACCACCAGCCGGCGGCGCAGAGAACTGCACGATCGGCGGATAAGTGTAGTTGGAACCAGCGGTGCCGATAGTCACGGTCTGTGACACGGCGCCACCAACGATGGCAGTCCAAGTCGAACCGCCGGCGCTCGGAGTCACGGTCGGAGCGGACGTGTAGCCCGAGCCGACGTTGGTGACGATCGCGCCGACAGGGCACCCGGTGAGGTTGGCAAGACGATAGTTCGTGCCGTCCGAGTTGATATACATCCCTTCATTGCCACTGGTCGTGGAAACAGTCAACCACAGAGTAGTGACCGGGTCCAGCACCTGAATAAAGGTGTAAGGACCAGGAGCAACCCAAAAGGTGCCCGAAGGAATCAGCGTCGTGCCACCGGCCGGAAGCGCGATTTTGTTCGTGCCGCCGTTCGCGATGTAGCTGACAGTATTTTGAGGATACGGAAGCGGAATACCCGCACCGCCAATAGAGATAATGCTCATTAGAAAGCACCTCCAGTAATGCCGGTTACAACGGCGTTAGCTCCGGGCTTGGTGCAGATCACGTTGTAGCCAACGATCATCACGCCGATCTGGGCGATCTGCATCAGGGGAATGGCGCTGTAGAAGCCGGAGAACGCGAACGGCGCGTCTTCAGACAGGTACATCGCAGTGTACTTCGAGTTGATGAAGTACATCGTACCTTTCGGGCACCAGTGGTCCATGTAGAACGGAACGCCCGAGATCACGAGGTTCGGGAAGCTCGACCGCACAACCGAGTCCATCGTGTAGGCATTGCCCGGCGGCATGTTGTACTGCTCAACACCGATGAAGGTGCTGTTCAGGGTGGCATAGTCCGAGGGGCTCATCACGACTAAATCCGGGGCTTCACCGCCGGCGTTGTCAGTGATCTGGATCAGATACTGAGCCATGTTGGCGCGAGTAAGAACCGCACCAGCGGACGGGTAGTATTGACCCTGCCAGAAGCTGTTCGCGCTGCGCGAAATGCCGCCGTAACTCGAGACGTTCGTGCCGTTGTCGCAGGCTTCAACAAAGCCCGACGGCATCAACGGGTTGGCCGAGTTGTTGGTGAACAACGCCGAACCCATCTGCTGGTTCGTCACAGCATACACGTCGTTCATGCGAACGTCGAGAATGGGGACAACCGCTTCAGTGGACTGCAGCAAGGCTTCACCAAGCACCAGCGGAACCGGGACAACAAAGTAGCTGCCCGAGAACTGCGCGTTCTGCACACCCGGAATAACCTGCGGCTTATTGAACGTGCCTGAGTAACTGGTCCAGGCGCCCGTCACCAGGCTGGAACCCTGCACCGGAACGGTGATCTGGTTCACACCGCCGGCAAACTTCTGCGCGTTGCCGAGCAGCGTCATCATGGTGGGGGAAGCGTAGTACAGCTGGACAGTAACGCGAGGCATAAACGCGCGGCGGGTCAGCGAAGACAATTCGTTATAAATTGCGCCGCCCGGAGTAATGCCCTGATTGGGAATCGGCATCCGTATCTCCTGTTAAATCACTTTTAAGCGACCCACAGGATCGCCTCCGATGTTGCAATGAAAAGAAACTTTGGAGTAAATATAGCGAACCATACTTACTCCATAGTCTCTACCGGCCCCGCTTTTCGTCAAAGAACTTCCGGATTTCGGAATTGGAAGCCTGCTTCCACGAACCCGGACCTTTGAACCAAGCGGATTGGTCTCCTTCTCCTTCGGCCGGGGCTGTAAGATTCCAGCCCTTATCGACGGAGTAAGCTTCAAGACCAACAGGCTCCGCTTTCCGCTGAGACTTCTCAACGAGCGCGGCAGCAGCTTCGTAATCCACGAAACCGCGTTCCTGCATGGTCTTTTCAATCGTCTCAATACCCTCGTCGTCCCAACCTGCTTTACGCAGCTTGTTCCGTTCGCGTTCGAGCAAGCCGTGAACTTCGGCCCTTTTGTCGCGAGTTTCGAGTTCTTTCTCAAGCTTCGCCAGCTTTTCTTCCAAAGCGGAAGTCGCCCCGGTCAGTTCTTTCCGCATTTCAGCGGGCTGATCCAACTCAGGAATGACGGCATTCGGATTGAGATCTTTCACCAAACCCAGCAGCTTAGAGCGCGTACGGGGGTCAGTAGAGAACTTGTCCAGCAACGCCTTCGCAGCAGAAGCCGTCCGGATCTCGTCCTCATCGACTTCGATCAGAGCCATTTACTTAACGTGCTTGATCGAGTTGGTGTTCTTGCCGGCGCCCTTCGGGAGATGCGAAGCGCGAGCGCCGATTTCCGAGTGGTGCATATCGACGCGAAGAATTTCAGTCGAAGACTTGGGAACGGTCTTCGTGTTGTCCTGCCAGATATTAGTCGCCATGTTAAGCTCCTGTCGGTGGGGGAGAGGGAGGAGGAGCGCCACCGGGAGCGCCTCCAGGCGTCGGAGCCCCACCTTGCCCCATAGCGCCAAGAACTTGTTGCATCGGATTCTCTTGCTTCGCCTGCATCATCATCTTTTCCAAGACGGAGCGCTCAGCACCGGGGCTAAACGCCCCAGGAGAAATATGTTTCGACAAAGCCTTCAGGGCCGTCATCACCGCTTGCCCAGGTTCAGAAGTGGCTCCTAGAAGGGGCAGAGCCCCCTCTAGGATTTTCACTGCCCAAGACAACTGGGCCATAGCCGCAGCCTGATTACCACGATCAGGCGTTGGCATCTGGACCGGGGAGGAACCAAAAGGCGGCTGACCCGGCGCAGTTCCTGCACCAGCAGGAGCCATCCCAGGCATCGGGGGCAGTTCAGCCATTACTTGCGCTTACCGCGCTTGTGCATCCGACGAGCCATGATGAAGAATCCCTTCATGTGTCGCGTTGACAGGCCGTGTCAACTCGGACTCGGGGGTTCCTCGTTTTACCGCACCCGCAATAAACGCCCCGGAGTGATGGCACTATGGCCGTCGGGAGGGTCTTCTACAATAAGCCTCAAAAAAGAAGGGGGGACCAACCGATCCCCCCTCAAGTTTGACAGCCGAGGAGCCACACTCATGCAGGATCACACCCGCACTGTCTACTTACGCCCGGTCTTCCCTTTAGTCAACAGTTCTGGATGTTCTTTAATCATCTGAGCTTTTTTCTGTTGCATGATCTTATAGCGCGACTTCAACAAGTCCCGCATCGGCAAAGACTGAATCAAATCCATCGCAGAGTCGCCTTCAATAATCCCTGCTTTCAGCAGGACGAGGGCAAGCTGCTGATGGTCCTGCTCGTAGATCGGAGACGAAGAATGCGAGTCAACGATCACGCGGTAGTCGTCAGGGATGGAGGTGAGTAAGAACTCTTTCTTCTCATCTTCGCCGGTGTCGTACCAGAGGGTCCGCGCTTCCTTCGTACGTAGCAGCTCAAACGCCTTATTCCCCATATTAGCGCACTGCCGTTCAACGAGCGTTGCACGATCACGCATACGCGGGGATGCAGTCTTCATCAGTGTCTGCGCATGACTTCCGCTTCTTACACCCTGCTCACCCTGGCCGGAAAGAATATTCTGAAACCCGCTCACGTCGTCCATAAAACGCAAAATCTCATTCACGTCTTGAAACGCCGCATCCGGCAGCTTCGGTGTCAAGTCTTCCACCTTCGCACCAGGAGAAGACTGCGAGATAAACCCGGCCTCCTTAAACGCATCATACATATCATCGTTCATGCCGTCGAAGCCGATGAACGCGAGGAGCCTATCGTATTGAAGGCCCATCAGCTTCTTGATGTCCTCCATACGATCACGGAGCAAAGCTTGAAGCTTCAGCATCGGCGCCATCTCACTACGGCCCCAAGCGTAATTCGATACAGCGTTCGGCTGAATCATAATATACGGATGCTCGCCTTTGAGGAAGAGGTTGTGCTTCTTCAGGCGCGGCGTGATGATGATGTCAGGCTCAACAAATTGAATTGTAGTGTAGTCTCCGGTTGCATCGTCCACAACAGTGAGTTCGTGGAAGGTGATGAGATTCATCCGGGTTTCAGGCGAAAGGATTGGCCCGACCGAGTTCACGTCGATAGCGACTGTGCCGCCGACGCTATTCGGCGTCGTGCCGTTTGTAGTGTCTACGGACGGGCCGGAGCCGGCCAGCACGACGGAGTGGAAGTAGCTGGCTTCCGATACGTCAGTAGAAGACTTGGCATGGGCTTTCGCGCGTTTGTAGATATCGGCTGCGTCAGGAAGGTGGCTAATCCGCCGCCACAGTTCGTGGATCGTGATGTAGGAGGTTTCAAGCAGGGCTTCTTGCTGATCGAGGTCGTTCAGATCTTCTTTGTAGACCCCGAAGTTGAACTGCGGAATGATCTTGGCTTTCAGCCCGTCATGACCCCACATCAGCTTCATGATGGAAGAGCCGTTCGTCAAAGCCTCATCCAGCCCATCCCCGAACATCATATCAATGTCGTTCCGTTCCAGGCTCTTCGTCAGATACCTCGACCCAGCTTCCGACATCTTCAAAATATCTTCCGGGTACTCATTCTCAAATTCCATGAGGAACCGGAGATCAAGCGGAGAATAAAGATACGAACTCATCCGGTCGATGTGTGATTCCAGCCGGTTGTAGATTGCAGTATCACCTTCCGGACTGCCGGTGTATTTCCATTGCCGGAGAGTCGAGCAAAGGTTTGCACGGTCCCCCATTGACACCCTGCAATCGTCAATCAGCTGAATAACCTTCTTCAGAAGTTGACTCTTATTTTCCGGAAGCCTCATTACATAATTCCCATATGCCGAGTTTGCATCTTTTCCAACAAGCCGCGCTGAATCTTAGCCCCTGGCCGCGCGTCCGCCTTTAGCTGTTCAGTAGACATCTCTCCGACATTGCCTTGCCAGAAGTTGTGCCCTGTGTCTGACGCGAAGCGAGTCACATCGTTATTCGGCATACGAGAGACGGCAGCCGCGTCACCTTCTCTCAGACTATCCTTCATATCCGTATGGCCCGTAGAAGCCTCGTGATGCTTGTAAACTTGATCCACGCTTTTAGCGATGGCACTCCCTCCGATATTAACCCGCGGAAGCTGTGGCTCTTCTCCAGTCATATCCGCGCCGCAAAGCTCGCAGTTATCCGGCGGCGGCTCCTGCCGTGTCATATGCAAGAAACGGAATTGCCCGCCACAGTCCGGGCAGGCGTACGTACGTTCGATCGGCATTACCAGTTCCACCTTTTCCCGCGTCTTGCCATTCTTGCAGCATGGTCGCGTCCCATCTGCTGCCGGCGCAGGAAGTCAGCTACGACATTCCCAGTGAAGACTCGGGTCATGTCTTCTTGTGTCCAGTTCTTCGCTTCGCGCTCTGCGGCCCGAGTCAGACCATTCGACTCCATCCGCTTCCGCTCGCCGTCGATCCAAGCGCGAGTTGAAAGCGCAGCCGCCATAACGCGATCGTCTTTTGCGGAGCCTTCGCCTTTAATGCTCAACCCGTCTTGGACGATTTTCCGCATCTCCTCAAGAAGTTCGAGGGACTTCAGCCGGATCTGTCCCATAGCGAAGCCGTCACGGAACTGGTTAAAGATCACGGCTTTGTTGTTGATGTTGGTCTTCCAGTGGTAGGCTACGCCGCCGCCCATAGAATCAGCACGGGAGTAAAGGTAGTTCCGGACGTTCAGCAGAACGTTCCGCAGCCCCTTCTTATCATCCGGCGGGACGATCAACCCCTGCGTAAGCTGTGTTTGCAGATGGCGGAACTCCGTAAAGACTGCTTCGCCCGGGCCATTCAATTCCAGCAGCAATCGGGCGTTGCCGTAAAGCCCTGCAAGATGCGCGACGATCCAAGAGAACTGATACGTCTTGATT